AGTTGCAGTCTTAGCATTGAACGTGCCGTCAGTTCCAAAATTAAAATGATATCCGTGCCAATCTCCCTCACCCTGTACTAACTTACCGTCACCGTCTGACCAATAGTGAAGTCCCCATGAGTTTGTCCAGTTAGACTTGATCAACTTACCGTTAGCAAATGACCAGTAAGCACCCATGTGCTTCTTGATGCCGTTGGCCTTGTGCCTGAATGACTTGTCTGTGTACCAGACCCCCTTCTTAGACCAAACGGTAGCAGCGTCTCCAGTATCCTTCTTAATGACCGGTTGGTCAGCAGTGAAGAAGTTATCGTACAACTGGTTAACGTCGAAGCGACCTAGTGACATTGGGAAATAACCATTAGACCCCCATTGCCACGCGTGCTCCGTTGAGTAATAGTTTTGAGTTGAAGTTGGTGTGTAAGGATATGAAGCTACCCACGCTTTTTCACCTGCAGGTGTCACATCTACGTGTGAACCCATTGTATATGACGTTGAACGGTAACCACCTAATTGCATCACTGCATCTTCAAACGCCTTTGCTACCGGTTGCATTGCAGCACCCATTGCCATTTGAGCAGGCTCTTCAATGTCAGCAACCAACACCGCACTAACCGGTAACCCGTCAGATTGCGCCATTGATACTGCATATTGTGCTTCTGCAATGGCACCAGCAACCGTGGTTGCGTGTAAATAGTGATACCCGTTAATATACAATCCTGCTTCTTGAGCTGCCCGAATATTACCGGCTGCTGTCCAATCGTGATACGTCGTACCCTCTGAAATCTTAGTTACAATCGACTTAACACCATGGTTATTTCGCATATCTACGAATTCAGGCGTTGTCATTTGCCCATTGTGGTTTGACACGTCCACCATATCAATTCGTGGTGTATCAGCGTGCACCGTATAATCACTAACAATTGTTGTTCCAAACAAAAAGGCCGCTCCAATGGCGACCAGCTTCATAGTTTTATTCATTTTACTTCTCCGTCTCCTTCATCTTTTCAACAGCCCATTCAATAGCCTCATCAATCTGTTTAGCCGTGAACAAATGTGCTTTGTCAGCTTTCGTCAGATAATCGGTAATCCACTTGATCGCTTGCGCTTTTTGGGTTGGGCCACCGTCAAAGGTCACCTCGGCCCACTTCACCGCAGCTTCTGCAATACCAAGCAAGTTTGTTAGCCGCTTATTGCGGGTAAACCGTTCTGAAGCCCAACCAATGGCCAAAATTAAAAGCGCTGGAGCAATACCTGATTGCCATAGCGCTTCTACAAGGTTTATTAAGTTATTCGTTGTCATCGTGATGTTCTCTCCAATCTTCCAATAAGCGAATTCGTGTTTCATGGTCATCAATACGATGATCATAAATTTTTAAAGTGTCTTGTAATCCAGTAATCGCCTTGTTCAAATCATTCATTGACTTCACGAATGTCACCTTGATTACGAACCACATCGCACCAGTTAATGAACCGACAACCGTTAGCCAGCCCGCTAAGTCGTGTGGAAAAAATCCCATAATTCCACCCCTGCTATTCTGTTACGGCACTGGCTACCTTATCAGACTCAGCAAATACTGTATCTTGGAATGCTGACCACGCTGTCCGGAAATCAGATAGGTGTTCACGGTAAATCACGCCATCGCTAACGTTATACCCCATTGAAGGAATGCCTTGTTCATCAACCGCCCCATTAAGGTTGGCATAGATCACCGTCCCGCCATCTTCTGCGATGATTGATAACTGTTGATTAAATTGCGTTGTCTTATCAATTTGTGCCATTGTCTTCTCCCTTGCTTAGCTCGTCAATACGTGACTTCAATTGTTCGTTCTCTGATTGAACAGTGCTCAATTGCGCCCGAAGTTGGGCATTTTCAATTGCTTTGTTTGCAATCTCTAATCCAAGATTTTGCAAAGTTTGTTGTTGTGATTGTTCCACGTTTGTTCTCCTATCTTATAAAGTGATGTTGAACCAAGTTTTAACGGTTCCGTCTGAGTTGATGGCTGATGGTATTTTAACAGCTCCCAAGCCACTCAATGCCTTAATAACCCGGCTCAAAAAATAATAATTGCTACCAGAAATCAGATAAGTTTCAGCCGAACCATATGCTAAACCAGCTTTAAGTCGGCTATCCCCAAAGTATGGATAATTAATGTTTTGGAAATTCTGCGTCCCAAATGCGAATTTACCACCACTAGCACCGGGTACGTTGATTTTTTGATTAAAAATGACGTCGTCGTCGAAGTTAAAGCCCGCATATGCTCCAGTTGGTGCTGAGTTGCTTCGGTACCAAGACATCTGAATAACAGGGTTCATAGACGTGTCACCGCTGTTACGCGCTGCCCAAGCCATGTACTCGGCGTTTCCATCGAGCCAGAACGTCAAACCTTGATAAGTGGCTGGCTTTCCTGTCATACCTTGAACACCAATACCTCCAACTGATTCACCTGCCATTGTTAGCTTCATTCCATAGTTCATAAAATCGGTGATTACCCCACCTGAATTAACGGTCATACCGTTAGCGTTTATCGTGGTTGAACCATACTTACCATTCCAATTGGATTGAATAAAGTTAGACACATTACCAGAAAGTTTATTGACATCAAGGCTACCAATCTTGGCATTGGTAATAGAAGCATCCGCAATTTGTGCCGTTCCAATCGAGGCGTTCTTAATCAACGCACCGTCCATGAAATTCTTTCCGATGAAAGTTGTGTCACCGGTAACCGTAATTTTCTCACCAACAATATTAAGCCCAGAAGAGTCACCGTTAATTCCAGCAATCAATTCGCTTGTGTTGGCTTGTATTCCAAACGCAAAGTAATTATTGAACAACTTTAATGTCGAAGCGTTGTCACTGCTTGAACCAGGCATGTAAGCGCCTGTTGGTAGCTTGGTTGACCCAAGGTAAGGCCGTGATACATAGACACGACCGCCACCGTACTGCGTGAATTGCAGATACAGTGATGTAGTTCTTGAATCAAGGGTGATGTCAGCCGTGTAATTGTTCCAGCCAGACATACCGGTATCGAACGAACCCCCGATTGGCGTTGACTTGGTAGTTGCACCTGAACTGTCCTTCTGAACAATCTCGGCTTTGAAGTACGCACTTGTCCCAAAGGACTTAGCATACAAGTCGAAACTGGCATAAAACTGAGTCCCACCCAAGTTCATCGTGTAGATTGGCGTGCTAGTCAATGTGGCAGTTTTGCGGTCAAAGACAACATCTCCACTGTTAAAGGTAGCAACCCGAACACCCTCGTACATGGTACCTGTATCAATTTGCCAAGAGACATCACCTGACAACGTCCAGTTGGCCAAAGCGTTAACGAATGATGAATCTACAATCAGATTGGTTGCTGATACTGACGCCATTATGCCATCACTCACTTGGGAAATTTGGCTCTGCATATCCGTGTCATAACTTTTAATGGTACTCGTTACGAAGTCCTTACCCGCTTGCAAGGTAACACTATCGCCGGATTCTCTATCGGCAATTTCTTGCTTTAATACTGCTTCTCCGTTGGTGACTTTATCGTTCAGATCACTGGTTAACTTAGCCTGCTTTTCGTTAAGTTCATCGGTGTAAGTATTAGAGGTCTCAATCGCACTATCAACAGCTTTTTCGATATTCTGCTTCGTGTTACTATCGACCAATATCACCCACTCACCATTGGTATACTGCTTCATGAATGACGTACCCGATCCATTGTCATACCACCACATATCCCCTTCTCTTGGGTTCTGCGGCTGGTTTGGACCAGAGTAACTAGTGTTCTTACCGTTGGCAGTCTTGACCGCGTTATCGGCCTGTTCTGTAGCGTGACTTAACGCTAAATCAACTGAATTCGACTCAGAACCATCTAACTTTTGTTTTGTTGCACTAAGAGACCCAGCTTCCACGCTTGAACTAATACGTTCCCCATAGATGTTGTACTGTTCTTCAACACTGATAATACGAATACGCTGGTTGAAATCCAATTGCTCATCAACCGCCAGAATATAATCACCTGGTACCGGTGATTCGTAATCGTAGCCGGCATTCTGCAACTCCTCTAACGAAATACCTACCGAAATTGAGTAGGAACTATCTACTGCTTTTTTGAGGGCTGCTTGCAATGATGCTGTCTTGGTATAACGTTCATCAGTAATTGGATCAGCTTCAAGTTTGCCGTAAACCGACGCAAGCGGGCTTGTATACTCGGCTTCGTAACGTCCCTTGCTCTCATCATTTTTATCAATAAAAGCGCCAAAGCCTTTGGCATAGGTGACGAAATCAGCAACGTTGTACTCCAAGTTCAACTCTTGCAAATTGAACCCTTTTCGCACAATTGTTGATAAGTCTTGACCTATTTCTGACGTAATCATAATGCGACCAGAATCAGCGATTGAAAACTCCATTTCCATATCGCTTATCAAGTCATTAAATAGTGCTAGTCGGTTCTTATCACCGAAGTTTTGCTTCTCCCAAGCGTCTACTTGCGATAGCAGTGTATACGAATACTCTGAACCGTTAAACACAAAATCAAGATATTCTTTTGCTGAGTGTGACCCATCTTTTAACGTCCCGTACGCAACCGACTTACTCATTTTGAAGAAGAACTCATGGACTGCGTCAAACTCAACCGTGATTGAGTTACCCCCGTCAGTTGGTGCAACGTAAGTGATATAGTACCAATCACCATTGAACATTACTGACCAGCCACGTTCCATTTGATGCAGCACGTCGTCGTTGCTGTAGATAGTTCCGGTCAGAGACTTTTCACCATTAACCGCTTCTTTATACGTCAACTCTGCTTCAGCTAACTGAATATTCGACTGTGGGTCTCTAAACTTAAGCATAAAAACTCCTTATACATAAAAATCAACTTTGTTTTTGATGATGACATCGCCCTTAAACGTTGTTTGAAACGGTACTTGCAACGTGTCATTCGGTAGCAGTTCGAACTCCTGAATATTTGTTTGATCGTTAATATTGGCTTGATTAAGTTTGAAGGAGATACCGTTCAATAAGAACACATCCCCCTTCTTAATCGGCACTTTTCCTTTAGCGGTATAGGTGAACTTTTGCTTACCAACCGTGAAATCAAACGTATAACCCTGGGCTTCACTCGCTGTTAATTCGAAGTAAAATGGCCAATCAAACTGCGAAACACCTGTCGTTCCAGCGTAAGGAATAGATGTTTGACCCGTTAAATCAATATCAACTGGCTCTGTAATACCGTACGGTACGCCTGTTGTAACAAAACCCAACGTAACCTTCGTTAGAATCCTATCGCCTACTTTTCCTTGTGTCTCATAGTCAATTACATCAGATAACAAAACGATAAACCCGTATTTGTATGCAGAATGGTTGTAATCAACGTATGTCACCATTTGCTCTTGTACGCCGTCATTACTCAACTGTTGCATAATCGAATTTGGAGTTTCGCCCGGCCGTTCGTAACCATACATATCCTGACGTTCATCAATCATCTCCGCAATGAAGTACGGTTCAAGACTACCGAACACACCATTTAACTTATCTTGCATTCCTAAGTCAGCTTCAATACCAGTCGCATAGTAATAACCAGTCACCGTGATTGTCTTTTCGGTGTGCGTTGCATTCTGAAACTTTTTACCGTTTTTAAAAGCAACGCTCTGTGTCTGCAAATCTATGCTTGGTGTCCCACGCGAAATATCAGTCACAAGTAGGCCAAGTTCCGATAAACGTTTTGGCACATCACCTTTTTTAATTAATAAATCCATTGAGTACTCCTAACGCTTATTGATCAACTTAACCTTTGCTTCATTACGTGCATCCTTATTTGCCAAATACGTACGCACCTTGTTACCGTCCCACTCTTGGTGGACTTCAATTTCAACTACTGCACTAGGCGCGTTCAAGACATCATCATCAAGTTCAGCACCGAACGTCATGCCATTAGCCCCAGCAAGTTGTGTGCTAGCAGTGACGTTGGCATTCGCATTAAGTTGGTCTTTCATCATTTGATGTACACCCTGTAATTGAGACTGTACGTTGGATAAATCAACACTGCCAAATGCGTCGGAAACTTGGTTTGCATAACCGGACACGGACTTTTTAACATCCCCAAACGTATCGTTCAGCGCGTCGTTAAATCCGGTCATAATCGCTCTACCAGCTGGAATAAGCAACTTGCGGTCATAACTGATTGGCCCCTTGTGGTCACGGATCCATTGCGCAATGTTACCAACGAACTTCTGTACCTTATTCCAAAGCGAAACAAGCCCATTCCAGAAGCTAATCATGATTGCCCTACCAGCATCGTACAAGTTAATATTCATTGCTGAATAAATGGCATTCTTTACGCCATTCCATAAACCGCCAATCCAATTAGCTAATCCATTCCACGCCTTGCTAATATCATTCACAACACCATTAGCAAAGTTCCCAGCTCCTTGCCAAATAGCGTTCCATGCACCTACAACGGAATTTTTTACGTTGTCCCATAAACCCGAAATCCAGCCCGGAATTGAGTTCCAAATGTTCTGAATATCGTTGATAATAGCCTTAGCGAAGTTAACAATGGCCTGCCACATAGAATTCCATGCATTAGACACGACTTTCTTCGCGTTGTTCCAAAGTCTGTCGATCCACCCTGGAATAGCTGACCAGATATTTTTAATATCTTGCCAAATACCAGAAACAAATCCAACTACGGCGTCCTTTACTGAATTCCAAACTTTATACGTCACGCTGGCAATTCCATTCCAAATCGTTGCAACAAAGTTGGAGATCCCTGTTACATAGCTTGAAATCGCTTGTGCCAGACCGCTCACAATGCTTTTCACACTGTCGACAATCTTATTCCAAATCATCTCAGCGTCGGCTTTCATCTGGTTCCAATTACCGGTCATTGCATCAAGTAACAACAAAATTGGCCCCATGACTGCCGCTTTAATCAATCCCCAGATACCAGATGCAATCTTAATGATACCGTTCCAGATACCCGAAATCGTAGTTGTGAAATTGTTCCAAAGTCCGACAATCGTGTCGATAATCGGTTGCATGAACGTTGTAATCGCTGACCAAACTGTGCTGAACACGCCTACAGCAGACTGCCATAAACCACTCACAGTTGCCGTGAAATTTTGCCAACCCGTTTGGATGGTACTCCAAATCGTAGTAAAGACATTTACAATGCCACTCCATAGATTGCTAAAGAACGTGACAGTTACCTGCCACCCCGTCTTGATACCGTCCATTGCAGAACTAAACAAGCTAGTGATTGAACTCCAAACACCTTGAAAGAACGTCACCATGCCTGTCCATGTATCAGTCAACCACGACGTGAACGCTTGCCAAGCGGCTTGTCCACTCTTAGTTTGTGTAATCCAATAAATCAATCCGGCCACTAATGCAGCGATTGCAACAACAATCCATGTAATCGGATTAGCGAGTAGTGAAGTGTTCAACCCATTTTGCGCTGTAGTTTCAGCAACTGTTGCTGCCGTATTTGCTTTGTTTGCCATCGTAAACAACTTTGTGTTCTTGATCCAACTAACAAACCCGCCTGCATCAGAAACTTTACCTAAGAATTCACTAGTTGCTTTTCCAGCATTCCAAAGACCTTTACCAGCTGAAGACAACGTACCCGTAATCTTTCCTGCGCTAGCCAAGAAACCACCAACAGCAGTTGTCGCCGGCCCAATTACTGGTGCAAGTCCAATGAAGTCACGTGTCACCTTAGCAAAACCAGAGTTACTTGATTGTGCCCAATTCAACGTGTTATTTGTCCAATCTAGCAAGGTACTTGAAACGCCACTCTTGGATGCCATTGCCTTATTAGATAGAGACTCCCAATTACCACCGACTTGTTCAATCTTGGCACCGACATTCTTTTGCATTTCTTGCGCTTGATCAGCCAAAACTTTTGACGCAACTTTTTGAGAACTCGTTGACTTGTTAACAGCACCGGTAAACGCATCCCAACTTGTCTTGGTATCACCAGTTTTATCTTCCACGGCCTTCATGATAGGCACCATAGCCTTCATACCGGCTGAATGGAAGATAGTCTTAAGCGCCGCAGCCTTGTCAGCCTTTCCCATTCCGTCAGTGGCTTTTGCAACTTCAAGGGCAATCTGCTTGAACGGTTTCATATTTCCGTGGGAATCCTTAAAACTCAACCCCAAATCTTCCATCAATCCACTTGCCTTATCAGAAGGCGCCATCATCTGCAGAATAGCGTGGTTCAAATCTTGTGAAGCGTCCGCCGCACTGAATCCCTGATTTGTCAGCAAACCAATTGCACTAGACGTATCTTGCATAGACATACCAGCCAAATTAGCTGTTGCTCCAATTGTTGCCAAAGCGTGTTGCATATCTTCAACTGAAGCATTAGACAAATTGGCAGTTGTCACCAACGTTGCAGCTGCTTGCTGTGGTGACCCAATCGACTTACCCCAGATATTCATGGCGTTTTGTACAACACCGGCCGTCTGTTGCAAATCAGAACCTGCAGCAGTCGCAGCTTGTGCGATAGAAGGGAACTCTTTCTTAATGTCGCTGATTGACGCACCATCTCGTGCCATAGCGACCATGGCATCAGCAGAGTCTTGCGCACTTAACGGCAAATCAGCTCCCATCTTGTTCGCAACGTCAGCCAATCCATCAATATCTTTTGACGTACCACCAGCGATAACTGCGGCAGAGTTCAAACTTTGATTAAATTCACCAAAACCTTTCAGTGACTTTGTTCCCATCAAAGTTGTAGCAGCACCCACACCAATCATTGTTTTACCAACGGTTGATGCAACTTTTTGCGCACCTCCCATATTGCTAACGGTATCTTTACCAATTTGTTTCATGGCATTGGTGTATTCGCTAATATCAGCACCAATGTGTGCAATAACTTCTCCACCGTTATACATTCAATTCCTCCCTTCGTTATGAAAATGCTTTACGCACTCGATCATATAATCGGCGTCGCTCAGACTTTCTTTTGTCCTGTCCAGTCTCAAAAATATTCTTAACGTTGCGTTCTAATTTTGCGCGGTCAAATATTTTCTTGATCTTAGGCTTCTTAGCATTATCAACGTAGCGCTGATTGAATAGCTGTACTGCTTGTTCTTCTTGCCTGTCAATCTTCGCCATTGCGATACCTTCAAAAAGCGCCTCGAGCTCCCATTTATATAACGAAAAAATGTAAGGAATATCAGTAATACCTTGGCGTGAAGCTTCGACAATTAGACGTTTTCTTTCAATGTGCTCAACATCTCGTCGAACGACTTCTTTTGGACTTCTGTTGTGTCCTCTTTCGTCATCAGCGCTTCCCGAACCATATCCATCGACTTGATTTGGTTCTTGACCGCCTTGACGAAAAAACCTGACTCTTGCAACTCTTCCTTAATTTCATCAAACACAGCATCAATATCGCCATTATGTGCAGCGTTCAGTGCATCAACAGCGTCACTCAACTGTTCGTCAGTCAACTTCGTAGGTACCAAGATTGCAATTGCAGATGGCAACATCATTACGTCACCTGTAACAATGCCATAAAACAAATTAACTGCTCCGTCACCAGCGTTGGTCCCGTTTTGTTCGGTTGATAGCAACTTATTCGCCTTGTAAAAAGCTCCAAAGTTAAATTTTCCCGTTACTTGCTTACCCTTAATGTTCAATTCAATAGCCATGTTGTCTTACCTCTTCGTTAAAATATTTTTGGCGCCCTTTCGGACATAATAAAAAGGCTCCCAAATTAATGAGAACCCTAAAAAATTAAAGTGCCGGTACATCTGTTGTGCCGTCTGTCTCTGGTCCGAAGTCACCAGTCGTCTCTCCTGGGCGTTCGAACTCGTACATGTCCTTCAACGCTGCGATTTGCTCGTCAGTAAGTGGGAATGTACCAGTCTTCAACTTATCCAAGATATTCAACGTGTATGATGCTGAAACCATGTCATCTCCGTCGTCCAACTCCAACTCATCAACAACTCCGTATCCGAAATCAGCCGGGAATACCTTGTGCGCCTTACCGTCGGCATCTGTTTCCGTCTCGGCAACACGATCATCAACAACCACACGCCAAACCTTAACTTGCTTACCGTCGTGCTTTGCATTCTTAATAATATCGATTGCCTTATCACCCGGCACAACGTATGACTCCAAATCAATTGAGTCTTCGTTAGTTGATGGCAAAACAACACGACCGAACTTCGTTTGCTCGTCGATTGAGTCACCACCAATTGTCAACGTTCCGCTAGTTTGTGCTGCAGGCAACACTGCCTTGCTTCCTACTGGTGCGTTAGTAGCTTGCAAAAAGTACCAAATCATCTTGGCAAGGATTGGGTTACCCTTTGTTTGCTCCACACCGTTATCAATAAACTTATCTGCCATATTTCCTCCTAAATAATTGCTCTCACGCTGATTACAGCATGATAAACATCACGTCCGATTGAATTATCAAACACCGTCTGACTGGTGCTGACGTTAATTACACGTTTTGACTGTGCAATGACGCCACGCAACTTGTACAACGCATCTTCAAACTTGATACGACTATTCGCAGGATAGAAAACGTGAACCGACAATGACGTATCACTAGCCGCTAACCCTGTTTTCAACGCCAAGTCGTTATCAGTGTGATCACTCAAAACGACAAACGGTTCTGGCTGTTCTGGGTCCGGTAATACACGGAACACTGGCAGATTAACCTGGTCAGTTACTCTCTTTTCCAAATCCTTCAATAGGTCAACAAATGGTGAATAAGTCAACGCATCCCCTCCTTTAACAAGTTTGATAGCATGGTGTACAAATCTTTTTCATGTGCTTTAACGGCAGGTCCCATGTAAGGTTGTGCCGGCGCTTTACGTGTTCCCATTTCTAGGTAAATTGAATAGTTTGCGGTTGCGATAACTTGCGCATTAAGTGCACCCTTCGGTTCAGCCATAATATGTTGTGAGAGATAACCCGTATCCTTCGGCGCATTCTGATAGGCAGTCTTTTCGACTTTTCCGGCTACCGTATTGATAATACGTGTCGCCTCATTCTTAATAACTGCCGGTTGACGACTGAACCCCTTAACTAAATCATCCAGACCACTAAAGTTAATCGTTACACCATTGCGTCCCATGGTTACACCCCCTGTACAACTAGCACAGTGTTTTTTCGCGCGTTAATAACCGCCTGTGGCTTCCTAGTAACCCCATTGATTAAAACGTTCTGTACGCCAGAATAATGCCCTTTTAAATGAATAGCCACTGCATCTGATTTGTAGGAACCAAATACATTGATGTTCATCTGTGACGAAATACCAGTAACGTGCGCTTCAATCCAATCGGTTGTTTCTTCTTCATATTCATTGTCTGGGTCACTTGAAGGCGTCCTGATTGTCAACTTCACTCGGTTTTCATATCTCATCAATAGAACCTCGCAATGCCCCGACCACCACGCTTCTTACGGTACTTATTCAAGTACGTTGCGTAATCAGCAATATCATCATCACGCCATGACACGGACACATCACTTTCGTTAGATGACGTCTTACCTTCATCCCCAATACGGTTGTATCGGCGTACCGTGATTTCTCGCAGTACCCAATCAATACCTGTTGGAAACTTAATATCGGTGTCACTGTCTTGGTTGATATAACTAACAAGACGTTCCTGGCTGTCCGAAACAAGCAACGTCAGCAACTCATCTTGTAGCTTGTCCTTGATACCAAGCAATAACTTAACCTTACTCAAAGTATCTTCAGCCACGTGACACCTCCTAATCGGTAATCAAAGCCAACAAATCAGCCTTCTTAGCCGCCTTGTCGTAATCAATTCCTACTTGATCCAAATAACCCTTGATTTCATCAACTGTATTCTTATCAGTCGGCTTTTCAAAAGTTTCTTCAGTACCGTCGTCAACTTCCTCAAATACTCCGTGTTCACGCAAAAAAGCAACACGTTCAGGCGTTGGCTCCAAGTATCGTGGGTACATATCACCAGCGTTGTAATGCAATCCAGTTTCCAAATCGTTAAACGCTTGTACTAACTTAATTTGCTTCATCTAAAACCACCCCTTTACAATGATTGGTCGTTAGTTGTATCTGTTGTCCCCACATTCAACGTTGCAGCAACCACACCATCAGGAATTTCAACGAACAACTTCATAGCACCAGTAAATGTTGCTTCAAGCGTCAAGTTTGATGTGTTCTTGCTTGATACAACAGCCAACAAACCAGTTTCGTCAGTGTAATCAACGAAGTATTGGCTCAAATCAGACTTTTGCATGTCCAAGTAAGCCAAAACAATGTTATCAACGGCCGTCGTGAATACCTTTCCTTCTGGAATTGAACCCAATGAAATTACCTTGTCAGCTCCGATAAAGTTTTTCAACAACGTCATACCGTAAGCGTTTGATGCGTCAGCTTGAATCGGCTTACCTGCCAAGAAGTTTGCAACGTCCATTGGGTTAACGAATGAAACCAATGGAGCACCTTCAAATTCTGGAATAGTTTGCAACTTCCCCCAAGACTTTGACAAAGCGACTTGCAAATCACCTGCCGTCAACGTGTTCGTTGTTTCACCCAACGCCGTTACGAAATCAGTCTTGATGCCTGATTGAATTTCACGCATCAGCTTCGTGTCGGCTTGGTCAATAGCGATGTCCGCACCATGACGTGCGATTGCTTCTTCTGAAACCGCGCGACGCTTCTTGATCCATCCAACTTGCACCGTACGGGCCAACTTACGAGTGACCTTTGACAATGGAATCGTCTCACCTTCGCCAACTGTTGCAGCCGTATCAACGTCTGTGTCCCACTTGTAAAGCTTAATTTGCATGTCCGACGTCATTGGCTCCATGCGGGTAACGCCTAACAATGTCAACAAGTCATTAATTGACGTTCCAAATCGGTTCAAGAAATCAATTGACTTAATTTCTCCCAAGTCTGCTGCTACATTCAAGTTATTTTCTGCCATGTTTTAATTCTCCAATCTTAGTTACGACCAAACAGGTCAATGTGTTCTGCAATCGCTTGTTGACGTTCCTTCGTGTCCTTGATTGCAAAAATATCGGCCTTAGTCATTGAAGTGCCACCAGCACCACCATTCTTAGGCGTCTTTTGTAGCAATCGCTTGTTCACTTCACGTTCAACTGCTTCATCAAAGGCCGTCTTGGTCACCTTGATGTTGTTTTGAATTTGTTCAGCATCATCAGCCATAACCATTTCAGCAAATTCAACTGGCAATCCTGAATTGTTTAATTGATCGCGCGTTTCAATCAACAATTCAGAACGTTGCACCTTGCGTTCACGCTCTGCCAATTCGCTTTCTCGCTTCTTTGCCATCTCAGCAGAACGTTCATCCTTGCTCAACTTAGCTAAGCGTTCTGCCTCATTCTTGGCATTTTCAACTTCGGCTTTCTTCTCGTTCTCCCACTTAGCCTTTTCAGCAGCCATCATCTTAGATAGTTCGCTTCGTGTGAACGTCTTCTCACTGTTGCCAGTTTCAGGTGTAGCGTCATTGTCCGCCACGTCCGTCACTTGCTCTTGGTCTTCAACTACTTCTGCCATTACAACTCCTTAACGTTTTACGCCCGCCGGCTATACTCGTTTTACGTCCGGCGACGAAACAACGTTCTTTAACGACTACGCTGGGAAAGTCAGGCAAAACAAAAACGCCTAACGAAATTAATCGTCAGACGTTTTGTCCAAATACTTATCAAACATTGCCAAGTCATCATCACTCGGCACAATACGACTACGGCAGTTCGGATGCATAGCCGGTGCGTTGTCACCAGATACAAAATCTGACAACTTGTGCACTGTACCGTTCAATCCACGGCAAACATTAGACGTCCGGTCATCCATCACCGCTACAAATTCATATTTCTTAAAACCCGAATCTTTATAACGACGCGAAATTGCTTGATTAGCAACGTAAGTTGATTCAGTTCGCACCAAACGTTCTGTCACATAACGTCCTGAACCCAGCTTCTTTGCCAATGCACGCGCCGTCACACGTGGGTTATCACCACGAATAGCTGCTTGAACCAACGCGTCCTTCAATGCATTGACCATCACATCCGCATTACGCCATATGCGCGTTGAGTAATTAGCACCACTCCATTGGCTAGACAATATCTCTTTGATTTCACGATTATTCAACGTTGAAACAGCTTGTCCAGCAACCGCAGCCCCATAAACATACTTACTTTCATTAAATAGATAATCGGTCAACGTGCCTTCCTGGCTATTCGTTGCTTGTATCATTGAGAATTCAAGTTCAAGCTTCAAAAGTTCAAGCCGGTTAATCTTCGCCGTAACATATTGCGCATTAAGCCTCTTAAGCGCTTCTGCGTCATTTTGCAGACCTTTACGGTAATTATTCGCACGCTTCACATAGTCGCTTAAATCGGTGTCTCTGACCTGTTTAATGACTTCTTCATAATCGAACCCGTTATCTTTGCCGTATCGGTCATAAAACTTATAGATTTTATCGTTAATATCGGTCAGCGCCTCCTGATAATACTTCATCAACTCATCATTGAGTTTGACTTCCTTCTTATCCAGCTTATCGAATATGCCGTCCATGCGTTTTGTCCAGTAATCTTTACTCGTCGCCATCTTCGCTTACACCTTCTTGATCAGGATTTGGATAATCATTGGTTTGACCGTTGAACATCAACTGATTGTCTGCCTTTTGCTTCTCCAACCGCTTCAATTCTTCGTCTGCATCAACACCAGTGAATTGCTTCAGTAGTTCAAGCAACGTTTCATCACTGACAATGCCATACAAGCTCTTAACGTTAGCAATCAATTCATTCACGTTCTGTGGAATGTTTGGCGTGAACAAGATTTCCGTGTCGTTGATTGCATCATAATTAACGCTCGAATTACCCTTGATACGCCAAACATTTACCGCTAAGCGCAACCGTCGCATAAGTCCACGTTCAAACAAACGTTCTTGTGTCACACGTCGATTGTCGGCAGCCATCAGCTTATACTTCATTGCTTCACCAGACTGAACTCCCGAAAAGTTTTGGTCACTGGTATCTGGTGTAAACGTGAACCGCAGAATATCACCAACCAATCGGTCAATGTAGGCCTTGGTACCAGCTGAGTCATAGGACTTTGTCAGATACTCAGCACCAGGTTCAGCTCCATTGTCATCTGGGTTATCGTCCATAATCAGCAAACGTGCCTGCTTCATTTGAGCAACAACATTACCAATAAAGTTTGGGTTTGGTCGTTCAGTACCGTTGTCGTCAACAATTACCGGGTTTTCATCACTACCGGTGAATGGATTTCCCTTAATCATCAATAGCGCATTATTGAAATCTTCCTGCGTGTTTGCCAGCTCTGATTGAGCCAAATCGTAAGCATCGATTGTATCCAAAACAGCTTCATAAGCGCCCGTCCTATCCTCGTTGCTGGCGTATTCAGTGACCGGTACACCGTCGAACTCGTGGGTTGTTTCCTCAACAAACTTCATGCCTCCAGCTTCTTGATTATCATTGCGGTAGTAATACACCTTCTCGTTTGTGTACACTTCAACGAAATCACGGAACCTGCCCTCTTCGTATCGAACCCGGTAATACCGAACCGCAAACAACGAATTACGTTGCACCGTATCATCATATACAACAAAGACTTGCTCCGGGTTTAATCGGGCAAGCCTTACTTGAACGTTATTCTCATCACCATCAACGTATAGCAACTCATAGGCCCGGCCATAGATTGAGAGGTCGGTCTTAATTAACACATTGTGGTAACTCTCATTGTTCTGCTTTGAAAACTCATCAATATCATTTTGCAACGTCGCATCTGCCGCGTTCTTATAAACCACCGGCTTACCCAGCATGTAACTCTGCTCAAAAATCGTAATGTATCGTGCAAAATCACTGGCAATACGATTGTCTGCCGCTGTCTTATCAGACTTTGGTTCCTTATAACGAATATTGTTATCTGCAAGATAATACCGCTTCAATGCTTTTAGACGGTTCACCTGCGATGACTTATGCCGGTTAATAAATCGATCTAATTGATTAATAAATCCTTCGGCCGCTGGGTCCATAATTGCGTAATCATCAGCATTCATAAAAAATACGTCATTCACATTAGGGTTAAATCGGCCTTTTCTCAAAAATTCAATAGTCATAACTGCTCCTATCCAAAGTACGTGCGTGCCTTTCTCAGCTTTTGTTCAAATGAATCAGCACTCTTAAGCGACTGCTTGTCGGCTGCGTAACGAACTGCGTCCAAAAAGTGGTTAAAACTATCAACTGGCTTATTAATGTACTCGCCTGTCTTCTTGTCTTTCAGCCACGTATAGTTGTCTAGCTCCTCAATTACCTGGAACAATCGCTCATCAACGACGATTTTGAATTGCTGTAAGTATTCAATACCGTGTCTAATACTATCAGGTCCTTTACGCGCCTTTGTTATCCGGTCGATACCAGCCTTGCGTATCTCTGCAATCGATTTTGGTTCGGCTGCATCAGCAATAATTACTTCTTTACTGTGTCCTAAATCCTTAATCATCTGCGCTATCTCACCATTTAGCATTCCGGTTTTACCAGTTGCTTCTAGGATATACAGCACCTTATTTTCAACATCTAGCTTGATATGCACAAATGCCGTTGGGTCATTGGTATATCCAAAGTCCAATCCGAAGTATGACGGGACACCCTTTAATTCGTCACTGTCGGCCCGTAGAAGTTGTTTCTCGTACTTAGGGAATATCAGCTTATCCAGTGTCGCAAACTCGCCCAGCGCGTAAATCTTGTAGTATGCGCCGTTAGTTTCGCTCAGCTGTTCAATACGCCTACGATTGGCGTCATCCAAGAACTTATTGTCCCTGTAAGTAGACAAATGAATTTTCGTGTCTGGATCCGTTCGATCGAAAAATTGCTTGTACACCCAATTGGCTTTAGATACCGGATTAAACATAATGAATATTTGTTTCTGCGGGTGTTTACGTTCACGCAAACGCAAATCAAGCTGATTAAAATCATCCAACGTAAACTCAGTGGCTTCTTCCATCATGACGTCGCTGATACCCTTTACTGACTTAATTTTTTCTGGGTTATCAAGACCCTTGAAAATAAACTCAGCACCATTCGACAACTTAATTCGATAATCAGTATTACGAACCTTGGCGTATGGCATCAATCCCCATTCAGTCAGCCGTGAAATAAAGTCTTCAAAGATTGAGTCCTTAACAGTTGCACCAACTTTTCGCAAAATTAAAAAGCGCCGGGGAATTTTCCAATCACCCAACGCTTTTAAAATAACTTTTTGTACTACACCAGCAGACTTACCCGACGACGCACCGCCGTACCATAAATCAACTCGTGAGTCGTAATCGTACAGATAATCAAAGACTTGTTTGTTGAACACTCGCGCCGGCTTTGGAAACTCCAACGTCAACTGTTCATTCTTACTCATCTTCATCCTCCTTGTAATCACCCATCACAACGATTGGTTTCACTTCTACGACGCTTTCGGCCTGGAAGATACCAAGTACCTTACCCAAGTTTTCAGCAGCCTTAATTCGGTTGTTAACCTTTGTTGGCACCTCAATAACTTTTCCAGACGGTGTCACTTCCTGCTCACCTATCTCACCCTTAACAACCTTTTCAAAGAATTCAATCACGTTGTCAGTTGTCATTCGTCGCTGTTCTCGGAGTTCGGCTTGTCGCTCTTTAATGGCATCAGCAATTGTAGTATTTTGTAGTAATTTTCTGGCATTAGTATTTACATACTTCTCACTATAACCAGCCTCACGAGCCGCCTTAGCCGCGTTCCCACCATTACTAATATACGCTTCAATAAATCGTTTCTGTCGCTCATTTAAGTTCATATGCCCGTCTCCTTTCAATGCAAAATAAAAACCCGATTGTACAATTAATCAGGATTAGTCATTAATTTAACTTAATCTTTGCGGCCGAAATATCACCACTCGTTGTTGTAGTAGATGAAATTTCGCCATCTATTATAATGTTATCCGCTTTAATAAGCATGCCATCATTGGTCACTTCAATAATGGTTCCATTTTCAAACTCATGTTTCTTCATATTTATCACTCCTTTTCAGTGCAAAATAAAAAGGCAACAATCAAATGATTGCTACCTTTGGTAAAATAACTCCGAATGTCGGGCTCGAACCGACGACAGCACGATTAACAGTCGTATGCTCTACCAACTGAGCTAATTCGGAATAAGACCACAAAAAGTACCTAAGGAAAGTGATAGCTGTTTTGTGGCATGTTCCCTACTGGCCTCGAACCAGTGACCGGACGGTTATGAGCCGTCTGCTCTAACCAACTGAGCTAAAGGAACTTTCAGACCATTCAAAGTATGAACGGTCCCATTTCATACGTATTCTACTGTAAGCAGTATGACTTGTTTAACACGTGGGGAGTGCTTCGCGAGTCACTAGAAAACGCATGAAATGAATAACAATTGTTGGAGTCGAACCAACATATAAAAATACCGATATTGCTGCCAACGCATTAACGTTAAGGAGTGACCAATCATCTCACAGAATTGATCGTTTGTCAGTAATCTCTCACATATTACACGACAAACTATTATGCCATAAATGATGCTCCATTTTCAACTTCTTATTGCAATAACATAAACTTCCATATCTTTTATGTACTGACCAGCAACCACATACAAGTCCTGATCACGGTAATAACTATCAAAGTTTATCCTTAATAGTTTTGAGTATGTACGCCAGCCATAGCAACTGGCAGTGTCGTTTAAAACAAATACAAGGAAGATTATCCTTTAATTTATTTTGTGCTATGTGATGCATGCGGTCAGGATTTGCACCTGACATGACCTATTCCGCCACACATGCTTTATTTCAACTTTGGTACTCTATCATAATAACTTGGATCGCCCGCACCTTGCATGCGGCAGTTATGAACCATATACGCGCTTTTTCTTTGTAAAATTAGTCAAAATAAAATAAAAAGGTAACAATCTATTGATTGCTACCTAAACTATCTATTTATTTTTATACGTGATCTTGTACCACTCCATCAAGTGGTTTAATTCATCATATTGAATTAACTGATCTTTTTGTAATCTTCCTAAAACAATTCCGGGTATAACATCTATCTCGTTCGCAAACCTTACTATAGATTCCTCTGTAAAATTTTCAGCAGAAATAAATTTTTCATAATCAATATCAGGGATCAAAAAATTAGATGCAAACTTATCCGCAAGCTCTTCCTTATATTGATATTCATCTTGATTTTCTACATTTGAATAAAAATCTTCATTATAGATATGAGCTAACTCATGGATTAACGAGAACCAAAAAATATCAGCCTTCTTCTGTCTATCAGTAATTAACAAAAGTACGCTACCATTCTTAAATTTTTTTGTCGCTCCATGCAGCTGAGCACCCGAAAACTTTGGAAGAGCAACGAGAACAATACCACACTCTATAAGAAGTTGTCGTATTTTTTCGTAAAACACACTTGGATCTTCTGTAATCATTTGATGAATAACAGGCAATGCATCTTCTAACTTGTTCCGACTATATTTATTTGTCGTCGCATTCCGGGCCTGGTTCATTGCCAGTTCTAGCATAACATTTGAATTAACTATTGCCTTCTCATCAACCGTTCTAATTCTATAACTCACAGCTGTATCGAATTCTGATAAGCGTGTTAAATTTGAAACGTTAAATAATATTCTCAGTCGACTAATTCTCTCTTGAGTGGAGTATCGCTTGTTTTCAACGAATCCATTTGTCTTTAGAGATTTTAAATCAATCAATGTACTAATATGACGTTCGTCTTCATTTTTTTTATTTTCTATTTCCATGACTTTTGCATCATAGTTAGCTTGAAGATTTAGCCATGTCTTGATATCTATACCTGTCAATTTCGCTAATTTATTAGCAATGTTTTTACTAATGCTTTCTTCACCATTTATAATCTTGCTAACTGTTTTACTCGAAGTTTCAAGTCGATCAGCAAACTCATTTTGAGTAATATTTAAATCGTCAATAATATCCTCAACGTATGAACCTGGATGAAAGGCAATTAAATCTTTGTATTCTACTTCTTTACTCATAATGTTTACTTACCTCCTCAACTTGAATTACTTCAATCATTTTTGGGTCTCCAAATATTTGTTCATTATCATATCCCTTAAACCGAAGAATCAATCGATATGATGACCTTTGTCCATCTATATCTATGGCGTACAATCCTTTTTTATCGCCTAATAGGTTATGGAAACGAAAGGGGCTATACTGTTCAATTGACATAAGATTATCAGCGGCCTCTATAAAAGCAATGTGTCGTAACAACTTTTTAGCAATTTTTTCAGGGAAATCTTTTTTCGCTCTACGAAGCGAAGTACACTGTTCTTTTACTTTATCATTTCCATAGTCAATTCTCATGCCTTCCTCCACGTAACTAATTACCTAAAAGGTAATTTAAGTGTAACTTTTATTGACAAATCAGTCAAATATTCTAATCGTAAAATAAAAAGGCTACCCAGTTGGATAACCTTAGTTATTAATTAAGACTCTACAGAGAAATATTCATCATCAATTTTAAATGTTGCTCCAGGATTTAATGATCCCAGATACTGCTCTCCCCCTACGTATAAAATACGTTGCTCTTCCATATGGCTAGATTGACCAATACTTGCATCAGAGAAGCTTTCAACTGTAAATAAATATTCTGAACCTTTTGGTGTAACACCTTTTGATTCTGGTGCTTGTAAAATAATCATAATAGGCCTCCTTATGTACTGTATAATTATATACCTATTTGTTTAATTATTTATATGCATGCGGCAGCTATGAACCATATACGCGCTTTCCAAATTATTCTTTAACTCGTAAATCATCAACATCGGCAAACTTATCAGCAAACAATAGAAACGCTTCGTCGATAATCTCTTGACCACGTCTAGTGCTGTAACCAGTAAGCGATTCTACTTGCAACCATTCTAAGTGACGAACGTATCGCAACCACATGAAGTGCCTGTGTGGCTGTGTCATCACTTTAATGGCATGCACAACGGCATCATAGTAGTACACAGCGTCAGTGTGGTTCGTGAACCTCTCATCGTTGGCATTCCCAAATGATCGCGCACTTGGCATGTCTGAAATTTCAACTGACTTCAAATCAACATATCCCATATCAGCCATGTTCACGATACGTGGCCACTCACTATCAAAAAACTCTCGAACCGCTTCTCTTGTTGCCTTCTCATTCACCGCTGGTAAAAGTGCCATTCCCTACGTCCTCCGAATCATGTTAAAATGAACTTACCTTAAATTCTTTTATATGGCGCTGGACTTCGGTCTGGCGCTTTTTTTATCCTTCTTCTACCCAATAGTAATAGCCAACTAACCAGTTGCCGACCATGTGCTTGATTAGCCACTTGCTACTTGTTCGATATGCTTGCCGCTTGTTCCACGTCCGCACAATCACTCGCTCACCTTCTGGCGTATAAGCGAGTTTGAAGTAGCCTTGCTTGTCTCTGAAATAGTAATACTTACGCATGATCATCTAATTCAACTCCTAAAATCACCCTTCCACCTTCCGTTTACAATGCTTGGCTCAACAGAATTTGCCAAATATAGAAAACCCACCAAACGATGAACGCGAAGGACAATCCAATTAACACTCCGGCCAACAGCAATTTCAAAAAATCAATCATCTATTTCTCCTCCAACTCAATCTGTTTCAACGCGTCTTGCGCTACCTGATACCCAACATCTTCACGGAACTCGTACTAATTCGTGTAGCCTCGGCTTACGGCATACTCATTCATTATCTTTCCTGTTACTCGCATTTCACAATTCCCCCTTTAACCAACTAACTGACCTTCCGTATAACTCGCTCATCTTTTGAAATATTTTATCATCTGGCGTTTCAGCTCCCCACTCATATGCACGCAAATCACGAATACCTGGCAAATCTAATTGAGACCACGCTTTAGTTTGTGGAATTCCTGCATCTATTCGTGCCTGTCGCAGTCGAGTGTGCTGCATATTCATAAACTCAATATCGTTATGCTTGCTCATAAACACCCCTCTTTGACATATCGCTTGTTTCATACGTGTCTTTCAGCTCCAAAATAATATATTGTGCTTCCGCCATTGTGATAACAAAATCATCACGATAATTGCTATGCATACCGCTGAACTCAGACAACATCGCTAATTTGTGTAGCGCATCATCAAATGTCATTACCATTCCTCCCGTTCAAATACAGGCTTAACTGCCATGACTTGATACGCCTTGCCATGATATTGCACCAGCAACTCATCTAGATCATCACCTGTCGCAACTGGTGCGTGGTGATTATTTCCCATGTTCATGTTGAACACCACATATGTTGGCATTTTCTTACCCATGTTTATCTCCTCCTTACGGGCTCACAGTCTTTTCACCCTTGGCTGTTTACGGTTATTCGACTTCTTCTGTTACGTCATTCTTAAGAACAATCAGTTGATTCAACCCCTCGATATATTTGATTGACTCCTCCGCCTTATGCTCCAAGTCTCGAATGCGTTCAACCGTCATTTTGTAGAAGTTGTCTGCATCTTCTTCGCTAGTGTCATAGGCTAGATATGCAAATTTTGCACTATCGAGGTAGACGTCATGCGAAAATGCACTGATGTGCTCGATTTTTAGGCGTTGTGCAGCCTCTGCAAGGTCTGCTTTGAGTTCATCTGGGAAATCATTCGAGAAGATGTGGTAAACGGTCACAATGACCTTGCTGTGAGGATTGATGACCATACCTACTTCACCGCTATGCCATACTTGCGTGCCATCATTTTGCATCTTGACCATTTCTGCATCCATGTTGAATTTCGTTAGCCAATTCCGCCAGTTATTCTTTAAAGTCTTGAAACGAGATTGCAATTGTTGCTCTGCATGATTTGATAATTCATACAATTCCACTTTTTTGATACCCATACTGGTTCCCCTTTTTAAAAACGTGTGATAACTCTCTTGCCACTAGATGTTAATCCTCTGTTTGATTTATCTGCCATGCGCTCTGACCGTGTCGCTCTTAACTCACGGAATTTCTCCATCGTTACCCTTGCCCATTCCTCTGGATCATCAAATCCATCTTCTTTGGCCAAACGTTTTGATTGCTCAGCAATTTGTTCTGGTGTGAACTTTTCAATTGGTGATTCGTTGCGCAACGGTTGACCAAAATGCGACCTTGGTTGCCGAATCTTAGTAGCTTCGTCTTCATATTCCCCAACAGCTTGTGCATTAGTCGCACCCGCATTCAGCCACTTCTTAAGATTGTTATCAACAGCCATCGCTGACTTTGCACCATTTTTTGCAGCTGCCCGAATTGCTAGAATAATCAACTTATTAGCCTCTTCATTAGAATCAGCATTACGTGCAGCTAGTTCATACATAGCTTGAATGTCTTGAAACATATAGCCATTTTCTTTCAGGCCTGCTTTTTGCCATTCAATCATGATTTGTTTTTGATTTAACATATTTTCTCCGTTGGCTAGCTGGTTGCTCCACATTGGTTATGTATACTATGAAAGCGGCCAGCCAGCGGGCCATACTGTGTTATTAACTTGTGTTATTAATATGTGTTCTTATCTTTGACCGTATGATCAATAGGGTATTGATTATTCTGTCATGGGGGTATTGACCATATGGTCAATAGGTAGCAGATTAATCAATCGACCTTCAACGACTTTACTTTGGGGCTTATATTGTAATTCGGTAGTAATATACCCAAGCGCTTCTAAATTACTGATGTGCCTAGATACCGTTTCTTTCCGAATGTTATATCGCAAAGCTAATTTCGCGTTGCTGATGAAGACTTTGCCATAAACATTTGCCAGTGCCGCAATTTCGCCATATATCATCTTTGCATCTGACTTTAATCTTTCGTCGTGAGCAATTTGAGCTGGTATGAACAAATAATAATTAACACCCTTAAATTCTTCAGACATAATTCACCTCCTAAAATGGAAGATCAGCATCGTTCAACGGCGGTAAGTCGTTACCGTACATATCATTAGGCGAGAAGCTCCCTTGTTGAGGTGCTTGCTGACCATTGAGGTTGTTTTGTTGTGGCGCAGTATTAAAACCGCCATTACCTTGTTGTGCTGATTGGCCCTTGCGTTGCTCTGTCTGCTCTTTTGTTTCGACTAGCGTAAAGTTACTTACCACTAGTTCAGAAACGTATACACGCTGCCCTTGTTGGTTCTCATAGCTTCGTGTTTGCCACGAACCTTCCAGGCCAACCTGTGAACCCTTAGCGGTCATATTGACAAAGTTTTCGGCAGCCTTGCGCCAAATTACAAAGTTGATAAAGTCACTCTCACGCTCACCGTTTGCGTTAGTAAAATCTCGATTGACTGCAATGATTCCCGACGCAACTGCTGCGCCCGACGTGGTGTACTTAATTTCCGGCTCCTTAGTGAGCCGACCGATTAGTGAGACGTGATTCATTGTCTATTTCCTCCATACGCTTAAATGTCATGATTCCAAGACGTTGTAATGTTTCAGGGTCTAACTTGATTCCCTTAACGTGATATTTCTGTTTAAATGCTGGCCACCCAATGTTGTGTGCTTCATTGTGGTGAACTCGGCATAATGCAATCAGGTTCTTTTCTCTGTGGTCTACCAGATTTCGGTCGTTACCCATTCCGACGGTGTCAATGTGGTGAACATCAGCAGGGCGTCCACACACCACACAGCTTCGGTGACTCAACGATGAATACATATAGGCTTCTACATCGTCCATATATGCCAAACCACTCTTAGACATCGGTATGTGGTTCTTAACTGCGTAATCAAGCAGGTATGATATGAAATTCCGTGCTGTTGTCATATCTGTATCAGCAAACGAGAAATGTTGATCACCTGTTTCTGCCTCGTAGTAGAATTTCATCCACTCCTTAGCTTCTTCCGGTGTATATCCAGACCACTTCGCTATCTCACTGATAATTGCATATGCTTTTTTACGTTGTATACGACTAATACTGCGTTCATCAGCAATGCTAATAACTGCCTGTGGTCGTTCTTCTGAGGTGTAGAGTGACAACGTAGCCAGCTCTTGCGCATCTTCAACCGACATCGTTACTTTGTTGCCGCTGATTTTAGTGATACGACCCCAAATATCCATTAATTAATACCCTGATTAAGCCATTCAATGATTTGATTTTTCTGCGTATCATTCAGCTTGTTGAATGCGTAGAAGTTAGCGATGCTCGTTTGGAACGCATTACTGATTTGTGAATACATCTCTTCTTCAGTGAGTGAGTGCTTATTTTGGTATTGCTTTGCCACTGCACCAAACTTCGAGTTAAGCGGGTTCTTCGCTTGCGTTTGTTTCTGGTTATTACCTTGTTGCTTAGCTCCAGCTTGCCTGTTATCCATGCTGTCAGCGTCCTTAGTATCATCAATACCAAACAACCCGCCCAAAGCGTATTTATGTGCATACGATTCTGCACTACCCGTAATTTGGGAAGGATCCATACCTTTCTTTGAATCAGGTTCACGACTGAATGCCGTCACTGACTCGGTTTCACCATTCTCGTTCCTAATGGTAGATGTTGCTTTGATGTAGTACCTATCACCAATCAAAACAACATCGTATGCAGTCGTGACAGATACGTTATGCTTCTTCTTAAGTGGTTTCAGCGCTGCCTCAATGTCTTCCGCATTGCGATAAGAATACTTACTAAAGTCGTTGTATTGCCCTTTGCCGACTTCTAATTCACCTTGAATTTCAATAAGTTCTTTCATCACTAAACCTACTTCCACATTAATGTCTTGGTTGGTGTTTGGATTGTGTGTCCATCAAGCAACTCGTCAACAACCTCGCCATACTTGGTTTTTAACTTATTAGCTGTTTTCAAACTCACGGCGTCCCAGCCAAACTTTTCCACAAATTGTTGCTTCAATTCATTGTCAGCATCTGGAATTTCCGTCTTCATGCCATCACGATATTGTGCATGACTGAATGTGACCCCCTCATCAAGACGTCGCTTAACTTCTGCATCGATAGCTTTAACAGCTGGTGCAGCGACCATCTTTGATGTGTACTTCAATTCTTCCAATGTTTCGTTATCAACTTGCGCCAACAACTTTGGGTCTGTCAGTTGCTCCATCGTTGCAATTTCGCCAGTTGAGATAATCATTCCCATTTCACTCATAAGTCTTTATCCTCGTATTCATCCATGTAATCGTTAAGTGCTTCTTCTTCATCTTTTGGGTCATCAGGTGGATCAATTTGTTCATCAAACATGGTCAGCCACCCAGTTCAAAACGTCAGCAACGCCAGTTTGAAACTCCGAAACAGTCCCGTCATTGTTATCCCGTTGTTCTTCCTTGAAAGCTCGATTCATACGTTTTTGCGCTTCTAATCGCAATTCATTTTTCATTGCATACCTCCTTGTGGTATTCTGGAGGAGTAAATTGACTTAGAGAGATTTACTCCTTCCAACGCTTAACGGTTGCACCCGTTAGGCGTTTTTCTTTTCCTTATCGTATCGACCCTTGTACTTTGTGTTGTACAACGATGCCAGGCTCATTCGTAGCTGTTTAGCAATCGGCGTCGCGATCTCTGAAAACGATTGTTCAGGTCGCTTAGAATCCATCGCCCTTTTGAACGTTTTATACCTATCTTCGTAACCAACCGCCGATGTTATATTCGGCTTGTTGAAAGGCGTGCCTTCTAACTCAGCTTCGCTGTGTTCCCGTAAAAAACGCCCAAGATACCGCGAATTACTAGCAGTAATGAATGATAGTCCAGACACTTGACTTGCTTGTGACACTAAATCATCACGTTCATCAGCGTTCTTCCCAACCATGTAATCTGATAGGAACTTCGCAAATCGACGATACCGCCTTTCGTATTCAGACAACGCCTTATTTGGCTGTTCAATCGCACCTTTGCGAATTCGTTCCTTCTCTGCTTCAACATCAAACTTCACAGGCTTGGCAAAGTTGTAGTGAATATTGCCAACACCCGTTGGCCCCTTATAGTCCATTTGTAACCTCCAATACATGATCAATTGCTTGTTGCTTATCATCGAACCAAACTTGTCCGCCTCGCTTGGTCTTGAAGCCGACACGTACACCACCAACCGGCAATGGTTGCACTTCATAGTTGAAGAACCCACGGCCTTCTGCAAAGTTCCGAACCGTTTGATAGTCGCTAATCTTCATAGCGCACCAACTTTCCAGCAGGCTTCAACGCTTCAGCAGCATCGTAACCGT